CTAACGACCCCGACATGTGGTAAATGAAAGACTCTGTCCAACTTGCTGACTGGGTGCTGGCGAGGAACCAAGACCTCGCCGCGGAGCGCGCCCCGTGGGACACCCATTGGCAGGAGTTGGCCGAATATTTCCTGCCAAGGAAAGCCGAGATCAGCAGCAAGCGCAGCGTGCCGGATAGCTCGCGCCACGACGTCCTCTTCGACACCTCCGGCGTGCAGGCCGCGGCTACGCTGGCCAACGGTCAACTGGCCTACATCACGCCCGCCGACTCGCGCTGGTTCGTCTACGAGCCGCCCAAGGGCGTGACGAGCGACAAGGCCAAGCAATGGTATTCCCGCTGCTCCGAGGCCACCCAGTTGCTTCTCGCCACCAGCAACGTCTACACCGAACTGCATGAACTCTACTACGACGACTCCGTCTTCGGCACCTACTGCATGTTTGTGGAGAAGGGCGTAGCGCACCCGCTCAATTTCACCAAGTTCGACATTGGCACCTATTCCTTGGCCGAGGACGACGAGGGTCTGATCAACACCGTCTTCCGCGAACTGGAACTGACCATCCTGCAAGCCGCGGAGAAGTTCGGGGAGGACAGCCTTGCTCCGGACATGAAGAAGAAGCTGGAGCAGATCCGCAAGAGCGGCAAGGGCGGCACAGTCAAATACAAGTTTGTTCATGCGGTCTACAAGCGCACCGAGGCCGAGCGCGAGCGGGGCAAGGAAGACGGCCCGAACAAGCCTTGGGCGTCAGTGTACGTTGACCAGACGAACAAACATGTCACGCGCAACAGCGGCTACGACGAGAAGCCCTTCTTTGCCGGTCGCCACGTTAAGAGCCAGCAAGGCGTTTACGGTGTCAGCCCCGCGTGGATGGCCTTGCCGGAGTGCCGCCAGTTGAACTTCCTTTCCAAGCAGCTTGACGCCCTCGCAGAACTCAAAGCCTTTCCCCGTCTCCTCATGCCCGCTACGCACGAAGGGGAAGTCGATTTGAGATCGGGGGGCGTCACCTACTTCGATCCGACCCAGCCCAACGCGGTCCCGCAGGAGTGGGCGACCGGCGGCGACTACCAGATCGGGCTGGAGCGCGAGAACCGCAAGACCGAGGCGATCAACACCGCGATGCATGTGGACATGTTCCGCATGTTCGCTTCGCTGGAGCGGGCCAACATGACCGCGACCGAAGTGGCCGAGCGGGCCAGTGAGAAGCTGGTGCAGTTCTCGCCCAGCTTCACCCGCAAGACGACCGAACTGCTCTCGCCCATGCTCCGCGGGGTTTTCGGCATCTTGATCCGCAACGGGCATTTTCCGCCCCCGCCGCCCGACGCCATCCTCATGGACGAGATGGGCCAGCCGATCATTCCGGAGCCGGAGGTCAGCTATGTCTCCAAAGTGGCCTTGGCCATCCGCGCCATGCAAAACCTTTCCTTGGCAAGGACGATGGAGCGCAACGCGATCATCGCGCAGGTGCGACCGGAGGTACTCGACAACTTCAAGTGGGACGTTATCTCCCGCGAGACGGCCCGCAACGACGGTTTGCCCGCCGACTGGCTGGCCGAGGAGGACGAGGTCGAGCAGGCCCGCGCCGCACGCGCCGAGGCGCAGGCCAAGATGCAGCAGCAGCAGGAAATGCTCACCATGGCCGAGGCCGCGGGCAAGGCCGGAAGCGTCAAGCAGGATTCCGCACTGGGTAAACTGTTCAATCAAGCCTCCGGCGTATGACCGACAATAAAGAACTGGAGCGCAGCAAAAGCCTCCAGCGCATCAACAACGCCTACCATCGCTGTTTCACCAGCGAGGATGGACAGGTCGTCCTCGACAACCTCAAAGCCTATTTCCGCATTAACCGGCCCGCCTTTGAGCGCACCGTGGGACGGCCCTTTGATCCCATCGCCGCGGCGGTGCGCGATGGCCAGCGCGAGGTGCTGCTTTTCATCGACTACAAACTTTCCCTGCCCGTCGTCGGAGATGCCGACGTCGAGCGTCCAACCACCGAAGTCCTCCGCTAAACGCGGTTTAGTCAAAACACCAACCAACAACACCAACCACCATGACTGATGCAACCACCACCGCCCCAGCCGCCAGCACCACCGCGGACAGCGCCGCTGTTCCCGCGTCCACCGCACCCGCTGCTAACACCAACACGACAACCGAAGGGACACTGCTTTCCGGTGCGCCTGCCAGCGTTACCGACGCGCCAGCCGCGGAGCCAGCCGTAGGCGAAAAGCCCGAATGGCTAGAGGCCAAGTTCTGGACGGACAAAGGCCCGAACGTCGAGGCGCTGGCCAAGAGCTACGACGTCGCGCAACGCGCTTTGGGGCGCAAGGCGCAGGCCGTGGTGCCGCCGACTGAAAAGTCCACACCGGAAGAAGTGGCCGAATATCGCAAGGCGCTGGGCGTTCCGGAGTCGCCGGAAGGCTATCAACTCAAGCCGGAGCAACTGCCGGAGGGCGTCACATGGGACGAAAACGTGGCCAAGCGGGCCGCGGAACTGGCCCACAAGCACAACGTGCCTGCCGCCGCCATGCAGGAGTTCATGAAGTTCGACATGGAGCGGGCCGCGCTGATGAACCAAGCCGCCGCGGGCATGATCGAACAGCAGCTTGAGGCCGGTCGCGCCGAATTGCAGCGCGTCTACGGAGACAAGATGCCGGAGAAGATCGAACTGGCCCGCCGCGCCGCGGTGACCGCCGGAGTCGATCCGTCGAGCCAAGGCTTTGTCGATCCGCAAGTCGTCAAGGCCATCGTCAACCTCGCGGAGAAGCTCTCCGACGACAAGCTCGTCGCGGGCGACCAGACCGGCGTGAGCAGCACCCGCGCCCGCGCAAGGGACATCATGACCAACCAGTCGAACCCGCTTTACGCCCGCTACCAAGAGGGCGACGCCGAAGTAGTCGATCAAGTGCGCCGGATGCTGACCAGCGCCGGATAAACGGTCATGGCCAACAAGACCAAGGGCTGGCAGAAGTTTCTTGCCTGCACCTGCACCCACGGGTCCGAGGCTGACCCGCGGGCGCTGGATGCCATTTTGAGGCTGCGCGAGGCGTGGAAGCCGGACTTTGTCCTGCATCTGGGCGATGCGATCGATGCCCGCGCATTACGCTCCGGCGCTCGCAAAGACAGCGACTCTGCCGACCACGGAGCCGATCTGGCCGACGACTTGATGCAGGGACTCTCGTTCCTGCGCGAACTCAAGCCCGACGTGTACCTCTTCGGAAACCATGAAAGTCGATTGACCGAACTGGCCCACAGTCCCAACGCGGTGCTGTCCTACGCGGCCAGCAGCGTCTTGTCCCGCATCGAAGACGAGATGGGCAAGATCAACTGCCGCATCATCCCCTACGCGGGCGTCCACCGTTCCGGCATGTTCATGCTGGGCGACACCGGATTCACCCACGGCGCGATGTACAACGTCTCCGCGGCGCGGGACACCGCGGAAATGGTGGGCCATTCGGTCGTCATGGGTCACACCCACCGCGTGGCGATGGAGAGCGCCCGCATCCACAACCGAGCCGTGGGTTACAACATTGGGTGCGGGATCAAGCTGGACATCGGCTACTCGTCGATCCGGCGGCAGACACTAGGCTGGCGGCACGCCGCGTGTTTCGGGTCGTTCAATGGAACCAACTGCAACGTGAACATCGCGGTCTTCGATCCGCACTACGAACTGCCTTTATGAAACAAATTAAAGCCGACAAACAACTGGAACAATGGTGCCAAGCCCTTTCGCAGCCCAGTACGCCGGTCGAAGAGGTGCCGGAGGGCTGGTATACGGTCAAAGAACTGGCCAAGGCCCGCGGGCGCAGCGAGTGCGCGACCGGAGAGCAGGTGCGCCGGATGACCGAACAAGGCTTGTGCGAGAAACGCAACTTCACCATCCGGCTGGCCGAAAAGGTGCGCCCCGTCCCGCACTACCGACTCAAATGAGCCGCCGCACCCCCACCAAGCGCGTGTCGATCGACGGCAAAACGTGGCGGGTAAAAATCCAGCGACCGCCCGCCCGCGAATCCTACGACGGCCTGTGCGTGAAGGACGACCGGACCATCTACATCCATCCCGAAGCCATCGCCCACCGCGGCATTGAACTCATCGCCCATGAACTGATCCACGCCCGCCTCTTTGACATCGACGAGGAGGCGGTGGATGAGATCGGGCGCTTGACCTCCGAGGTGTGCGCGTGGGCGGCGCGGCACAACGACGGAGTCATTTCGTGACTTTCCTTCCGCTGCTCATCTGCACCGTCTGCTACGCTTGGACGGCGGTGGGCTTCTACATGCAGGGCAACCATGCAATGGCCGCGGTCTTCGCCGGTTACATGTTCAGCAATTTCGCTTTTGTCTACATATCGCTGGCCACCTGTCGATAGCTTCGACATTTTTTTGACTAAACCCTTGCGCCAATTTCCGGCGCAGCGTAATTCTCACGACAGTTAGGCAGTATACTCCTTGTGGAGCCTGTCCAACGCGCATCGCCCAAGGCCGACGACCCTCCAGTGGAGGAATATCGGTAGCGCCGAGGACACCACAACTAAACAACCCGACGAGATCCGCATGACGCGGGTTTAGTCAAAACCAAAGGAGAAACAACTATGTCTGCTATTGCTCAAATTCCGCAGTATTTCACGACGGAGTTCACCTCCAACTGGGAACACCTCCTTCAGCAGAAGGTTTCCAAGTTGCGTGAGTTCGTGTCCGTGGAGTCCGTTCGCGGCAAAGAAAAAACATTCAACCAGATGGCCGCGGTCGAGATGACCCGTATCACCAGCCGCGCCGCTGACACCACCATCCAAGACGTCGCCCTCGCCAAGCGTTGGCTCCGTCCGTTTCCGTACGAACACGCGACACTCTTTGACGAGTGGGACGCCGAGTACCTTGGCGAAGTCAGCCTGCCGCAGTCCGAAACCGTCGCCAATCACGCGATGGCCTACATGCGGACTTGCGACAAGACCATCATCGACGCCGCGCTTGGCACCGCCTACACGGGCGAAACCGGCGTGACCCCGACCAGCTTGCCCTCCGGCCAGAAGGTCGCCGTCGATTACGTCGAAACCGGAGTCGCTGCCAACAGCGGCCT